CAAAAAGATGTCCGTTTCAGATGCGGCTAATAGAATCAAGCTTGAGTTTGGAAATGACACACCATTCACAGCAAGTGACATGTCTAAACTAATTTCCAATTACAATCAGATTTCAAGTCAATCTAAAAAGTCTCAAAAGCAGTATCGAGATGATGGAGAAGACTATACTCAACAGCTATTAAGGCGAAATGCTAAAGCTTTAGGAATGTGACCAAAGAAAAACCTTAGTCAAACGGCTATCGTTTTTTTTTTTGGAGGAAAGATACATGAACGAACAAATGTATGCTCATGACCTAAATTATGATGCCTATTATTTAGAACATCACGGCATCAAAGGTCAAAAGTGGGGCGTAAGACGTTTTCAAAATTATGACGGCACCCTAACCAACAAAGGTAAAAAGCACAAATCCGAAACTGACGAAAAGAGAAAAGGACTTTCAGATAAGCAAAAAGAAGCTTTGAAAATCGGTGCAATAACCTTTGGTGCTTTAGCAGGAACTGCGTTAGTTGCTGTTGGGGCAAAATATGCGATTGAGAAAAGCAACGCCAATTTAACTAAAGAAATGATAAATCATTATTCTAAACTGGCAAAGGAAGCCAGTGAGCAATTTGATAAGTACGATTATATGAGAAACGATTACGAATCGAAAGTGAACAGCAGTAAAAGGTTTGCCAATATGTACGATACGGCTGTTAATAATTGGGGAATGAAATCGTACAGTGATGATTTAAAGAAAGCTAATGACGAACTTAAAATAAATAGTGAGGCGCTTAATAAATATAGAGGATTGAGTTCCTCTGCAAAAGATAATTATAGATATTATAGAGAGCTTGCTAATAAGGGTATATGGAATTCATATACAAAACGAGATAGAAAAAATTACAAAATAGATAAGAAACTTGGGTTAAAATTTGTTGCAAACGATCCAAGCAATAAGTCTGGATTGTTTAAGAAAAAATAGTCATACTTTCTAAACAAAACATTTAGAGTCCTTAAAAGAGCCTACGAGTTCTTCTTGTTGACGTCGTTTTTCCTGTTTCCAGAATTCCTGTTCTGGCATTCTCCTTTCGACGATGCTAACTGCTGCGGTGGAATTTGTGGGTTCTTTTAAGGACTCTAGTAATAATTCATTGCCTGTACCGGTGCTTTATTACAGTTTTGTTTTAGGAAGTAGTATGGCTAAACAATGAGATCGTGAACTAAGTAAAGAATGTACAGGGTTCTTTACTGGAAAGGAAAGAGGTTATGGCTGTAAAAGAATGGAAAAACCACAAATACATTCGGAAAGAAGGAAACCGTTACATTTATCCTAGTGACCTTCACAAATCCACCAGGAATACTTCTAGAGGAAAATTAGTAGGACATGTGACTGATATTTACGGTAATAAAGTACAGGTTAGAGGCGGTCAAGCTACTAATGCCATTGCCAGTAGATCCAAACGTTATGATCCCGCCTCTGGTGAAAGAATGTCCGCCAGTGAGTACAACACTAGAGTAAAAGACGGATCTCTTGAAAGAATGCACGGTCAAGTTGTTCAGGAAGCTGCCAAAAAGCAAGGCGAATATTCCAGACAAATGATGCGACAGGAAAAAGCTGCTCAGGCAACAACTCAATCTTCAACACCTAAATCCAAAGGTACTGTTGGCAAAACAACTGTAGTTAAAGTGCAGACCAGTAAAGCGTCTGACGATACCAAAGAAAAAGATTCAACTTCTACCGAAGAATCCAAAGATACAACGAAGAATAGCTCTTCAAAGAAAAAGTCTTCAACTAAAGTAGCCAAAGCCTCTTCAAATAAATCCAGTTCAAATACCGGAAATGTTAATAATGTGGTTGTTGGCGGCAAAAATGCTAAAGGTGTAACAAACTACAGCGGCCCCACCAAAGCTAGCCATATTAAAAAAGGCCATGCTTCTGTGGCCAAATTCTCCAATAAAGCTTTTAATCGGAAAACTAGTTTAAATGCCGCTGCTAAGAGTACTAATGAATTCCGAAAGAAAGTTCTTCGATTATTACAATCTTAATGATGAGAAAGGAGATTTCAATGTATCGATATTACTATGCAAATAGTCTTTCGCATCACGGTATCAAAGGTATGAAATGGGGTATTCGTAGATACCAAAATTATGACGGTACCCTAACCAATAAAGGCAAAAAACACAAATCTGAAACCGATGATAAAAGAAAAGGACTTTCAGATAAGCAGAAGAAGGCTATTAAAACGGCGGTTATTGTTGGTGCAGCATTCGTTGGAACTGCCGCTCTAGCTTATGGCGGAAAAACAGCAGCTCAGTATCTTTCTCAGAATAAGATTGCTAAAGAAGATGTCATGCGTTTTATTGATCATCAGAAGAATTTGGAAGGAAGTTTTTACCGAAAGCCATCAGAAGGTGCTATCAAAGCTAATATTAAATCCGAAACAAAAAGAAGATTTGATTTAGTAAGGAAAGGCCAAAACCCGAATCATATACCAGTAAATGCTAAACCTTCTGATTATGGATATGAAAAATGGGAACGAGTTGGTGAAGCATCGTCTTTAAATGCATGGAATTTTGATAAATTCGATAAAAGAGGAAAAATTATTTCTCCACTTAAACCGAATCATGAGCAATGGGTAAATGCTGCTAAAAAAAGAACAGAACAAAATGCTTATAAAAATTTGAAGCAATCAGCTAGTGTTGAAAGAGCTAAAAAATATTTAAATGGCAACAATATTTCTCAAATGTCTATAAAAGATCTAAAAAAGATGGATTTGTATTAATAAAGAAAGGACCTCATTATGAGTGATCAAACATTTACTTCCAGGTTGAAAAATGCCTGGAATGCTTTTTTTAGTAGAGACCCTACTGAAGACTTTAATCTTCCATATGTATCCGCAGGATATTCTTCAGCGTACAGACCGGACCGTTATCACCTGTATCGAGGTGCTGAGCGGTCCATTATTAATTCTATATACAATCGCATTTCTATGGATTGTGCTGCTATAGATATTAAGCATGTACGTCTGGATGACAGCGACCGGTATTTGGAAGATGTAGATTCCGGTTTGAATAACTGTTTAACCTTGGAAGCAAATACTGATCAAATTGGTCGGGCTCTTATTCAGGATGTCGTTATGTCTATGCTGGATGAAGGTTGCGTTGCAATTGTGCCAGTGGAGACCACCAAGGATCCGAGATACACAGATTCGTATGATATTTTGGAACTTAGAGCAGGTAAGATTGTCCAATGGTATCCACAGTTTGTAAAAGTAAATGTTTACAACGAACTAACCGGACTAAAACAGGACATTGTCCTACCAAAACAAGATGTTGCTATTGTTGAGAATCCACTCTATTCAATTATGAATGAGCCGAATTCCACGATGCAACGACTTATGCGTAAGTTAAGCTTGATGGACACGATTGATGAACAGGTCGGTTCTAATAAGCTTGATTTAATAATTCAGTTGCCATACATTATCAAGACTCCTGCTAGAAGGGAACAAGCCGAGCAAAGGAGAAAGGATATTGAGGAGCAGCTGGCGAGCAGTAAATATGGCATTGCGTATACCGACGGAACTGAGAAAGTAACTCAATTGAATCGTCCGATCGAGAACAATCTGATGTCTCAGGTAGAGTATTTAACGAGTATGCTATACAGCCAGTTAGGTCTTACCACAGGAATATTGGATGGAACGGCAGACGAGAAAACGATGATGAACTACTACAATCGTACAATTGAGCCAATTTTGTCGGCTATTACAGTTGAGATGAAACGCAAGTTTCTGTCTAAAACAGCTCGTAATAGGAAACCTAAGCAATCCATAGAATTCTTTAGAGATCCATTTAAATTAGTTCCTGTATCCGCTATCGCTGAAATTGCTGATAAGTTTACGAGAAACGAAATTATGACCTCTAATGAAATTCGTCAGGTAATTGGTATGAAACCGTCTACGGATCCTAAGGCAGACGAATTGCGTAATAGCAATTTAAGTGCTCCTGCAGCAGATCAAGAAATGATGGATCCTTACCAGGAGGAAATGCCAGTCGAAGACGAAGAGTACCAAGATGAACAATTTAATAGTGAGGAGGAAAATCAAAATGGCAATGAAGAATTTTGACTTTAGCGGTTGGGCTAGTCGAAATAACATGCTTTGCTCTGATGGAAGAACTATCCTCAAAGATGCGTTTAAAGATTGCGATGGACAGACAGTTCCGTTGGTTTGGAGTCATATTCACGATGATCCTGATATGGTTCTTGGACATGCGGTTCTCGAGAATCGTAATGAAGGTTTATACGCATACTGTTCTTTTAATGACAGTAAGAAGGGACAAGCTACCAAACACCTTGTAGAGCATGGAGATGTTGTTTCTCTGTCCATCTTTGCTAATCAGCTCAAGCAGAAAGGATCGAACGTTCTTCACGGTTTAGTTCGTGAAGTGAGTGTCGTTCTTGCTGGGGCTAATCCTGGAGCATTCATTGACCAGGATTCTGTCAATCAGTTTGCTATGGAACATGGTGAGCCGTTTGATGACGAAATCGGAGTTATCTTCACTGGAGAGCCTATCGAACTCTATCATTCTGATGATGAAGAGGACAAAGAAAAAACCATCCAGGATGTTCTGGATACAATGACAGAAGAGCAGAAAGAAGCTTGTTATGCATTGGTTGGAATGGCTCTTGAAGAGCAGGAAAAAGAAGGCGAATCCAAAGAAGAGGATGACTCTGAAGAAATGGAGCATGCTGATGCCGGTCTCAAGAAAAAGGTAAAAATTGAGGCTGAGGAAGAGTCCGAAATTGAGGATGAAGACGAAACCGAAGATGAGGAAGCAGAAGAGCCTGAAGAGGAAGAAGTTTCCGAAGATGAGGAAGAGGAAGAATCTGAAGAAGAGGACGAAGAAGAAACTGAAAATAAATCAGGAGGTAAAAAAGTTATGGCTAAGACTTTACGTCATGCAGATGATCAGAACGATGAAAAGACTCTCCAGGATGTAATTGATACCATGAATGAAGAGCAGAAGAATGCTATGTATGCTCTTGTTGGTATGGCACTTGAAGAGAAAGAAGCTTCCGATGAGGAAGACGAAGGAGGAGAAGAAATGAAGCACAATGTTTTCGATGCTCAGGGTTGCGTACAGGATGATTTCCTTTGCCATGAGGACAGAATGGCTATCCTTGAGGCAGCAAAGAAAGATCGTAGAAGCCTGAAAGACACTATCAATGATTTCTATGGTGAGGATGTTGTTATCGCTCACTCTATCGACACCACTGGTATGGAGACACCGGTTGGACAGCTTACTTATGGATTCAATGATCCTTCCATGCTGTTCCCTGAGTATAAGTCCATTGACAATATTCCTCAGTGGATCCAGAGAGATCAGACCTGGGTTTCCAAGGTTATGAGTGCTGTTCATAAGAGCCCATTCAGCCGTCTGAAATCTGTATTCGCAGACATCACCGAGGCAGAGGCTCGTGCTAAAGGTTATGTTACCGGTTCCCTGAAGGTTGAGGAAGTATTCTCTACCCTTCGCAGAACTACCGATCCTCAGACCATCTACAAGAAACAGAAGATGGATCGTGACAACATCATCGACATCACTGACTTCAACGTAGTAGAGTGGATCAAAGCTGAGATGCGTGTAATGCTGAATGAGGAAATCGCTCGTGCAATCCTTATCGGTGACGGCAGAAGCTCTCTGGCTACTGACAAGATCAAAGAGGATCACATCAGACCTATTGTATCTGATGTTCCTCTGTTCAACGTTAAGGTTCCGGTTGCTAACGGTGGAAGCTATGCTGATGTTATCAAAGCAATCATCCGTGCACGTAAGAACTACAAAGGATCCGGTAACCCGACATTCTTCACCACCGAAGATGTTATTACCGAGATGCTGCTTCTTGAGGATCAGATCGGTCGTCCTCTGTATGCAACCATGAACGAGCTTGCTACCAAGCTTCGTGTTAAAGAGATCGTTCCGGTTGAGGCTATGGAAGGATACACCATCGATATTGACGGCTCTGATAAGAACCTCATCGGTGTTATCGTTAACCTTAACGACTACAACGTAGGTACCGATAAGGGTGGCGAGATCAACTACTTCGATGACTTTGACATCGATTACAACCAGGAGAAGTACCTGATCGAGACCAGAATGTCTGGTGCTCTGGTTAAGCCTTTCTCTGCAATGACCATCTACGCTGAAGGTACTTTAAACCCTTAAACAGCTTATCTCTTGATTTCACGATTTCTCCCACCGAAGATCTGTTTGGTAAATACGTAGCAGATCTTCAGGAGAACGTGCATCTTAACGCGGCTAAAACTAAAATCGAAGGTAAGTTGCTCTATGTAGATGATTATACTGGATTCTCCGGCGATCCGGATCTTCAGAAGGGTAACTTCTTAGTATTCCACGCAGCAGTTCCTGGTGAGGATGGAGTAACCATTACGGCTACTATGGATAATACATCTACTCTGGATGCAGATGGAATTGGTGTATTCCGCGTAAGGGATAAGAGCTCACAGACCTTAACGATCGTGGCGAGCAAAGAAGGATACGATAGTGTTACTAAAGTCTATAGTCTTAGTGATCTTATATGTGAAGTGGACGAAGGACAGGGGTGATACTATGGTAGTAAAAGGTAACTAAACTAATATAAGGAGAAATTCAAAATGGCAAGGTGGTATGGAGAAATAGGCTATGCTGAGACTGTAGAAACATCCCCTGGTATTTGGGAGGAAGTAGTAACTCCTCACATGTACACTGGCGACATGAATAGTCTCTCTAGGTCTATTCGCAATGTAAGCAACATCAACGATAACGTTGAGATAGGGATGGAGTTGAGCATAGTTTCTGATCCATACGCCTTGCAGCATTTCTCCAATATGAGATATGCAGAGTATATGGGAGTTAAATGGAAGATAAGAAACGTCACGGTTCAATTTCCGAGACTTGTCCTATCTTTAGGAGAGGAGTACGTCAATGGAAAAGACGAGATTGACACTTCAGACTGAACTTGAAACTTTTCTTGGCAGTCGAAATGTTTATTATCAACCACCAGAGTCTATTAAGCTCAAGTTTCCATGTATCATTTATGAGCTTAGTCGAATCAACAAAGTCCCTGCAGATAATACTGCATATCTGAAACACAAAGAATACACAGTAACAATTGTACATCTTGATGCGGATTCAGAACTCCCTGATAAGATTCTTGATTACTTTGAGTACATCTCATTTGATAGAACATATCGTGGAGATAATACGTATCACGATGTCTTTTCAATCACTTGGTAAGGAGGTATACATACCATGGCTGATAATTTCCTTATGGCATGGGACCAGACCGGTGAAAGATACTTTGAGTCAGGTACTGATAGAGGAGTTCTTTACCAGATCGATCCTAATGACAACAAAAAATACACCAATGGTGTTGAGTGGAATGGCCTTACTGCAGTTAACAGCAATCCTGGTGGAGCTGAAGCAAATGAGCTTTGGGCTGATAACATGAAATACGCAGTTCTGAGATCCGCAGAGACCTATGGTGGAACTATCGAGTGCTACACATATCCTGATGCTTTCAAGCAGAATAATGGTGAAGCAGATCTTGTTACCGGTGTTTCCGGAATCGTTGCTTCTGGTCAGAAGAGAGAAGCATTTGGTTTCTCTTACAGAACCAAGGTTGGTAATGATGTAAAGGGCCTGGATTTTGGCTACAAGATTCATCTGGTTTACAATGCAACCGCTACGCCTTCTGAGAAAGCATATCAGACGATCAATGACAGTCCGGATGCAATTACCATGAGTTTCGAATTCGAGACAACTCCGGTTAAGAGCAGCCATCTGGACAACCCTACTGCTCATATCGAGATCGATACTACCAGATTTACCACACCTGGTGGACAGGCATTCGTTGCTGCTCTTGAGCAGATGCTTTATGGAACGCCTGAGTCCTCTGCTGGCGCAGATGATGCTGTTCCTGCTAAGCTTCCCAACCCTGACGAAGTTGTAGAGCTCTACAACCAGTCAAATTTTTAACTAGCTTATCCGTAGATGCAGACATCAGCACCTCGTTAAATCTGTGGGGTTATGACGTTGACGATTTGCAGCAGAATATCGTTGTTAAAGCTTCGTCTATTGACGGAACTCTTCATTACATTAGCGATTACTCTTCTGCATTTGGACCTGGCATGGATAGCGGTAATTACTTGGCTCTTCATGCAGACGTTGATCCTGATAAGGCAGGTTCTGTTCCGTACACAATTACGGTTACAGTTACAGACCCTGTTGAACTGGATGAGGATAAGGTCGTTGTACTCTACGTAGCAGATAAGAACTCGCAGACAGTAACAGTCGTGGCGAGCGCAGAAGGTTACGAACCTGTAACCAAGGTATTTACGCTTAGAGGACTTGATTGCGAAGCAAGCTAAAATTCAAAATGACAAGTAGCAGTCGGCTGGGTCTGAAAAATGGCCCAGTCGGTTTCTACTTCTACACAGAAAAGGAGAATAAAACTATGCTGTCATTACCTATTACTTATGAAGACGTCTTCACTGGAGACAAAGTTACAAAGACTTTTTATTTTAACCTTACTAAAGCAGAACTGCTGGAGCTTGAGAAATCTAAAGAAGGCGGTTTCTCCAGCATTATCACCAGCATTATCGAAGAAGGAAACAACGAGAAGCTGATTCCTTACTTTAAGAAAATTATCGAGCTTTCTTACGGCGAAAGAACTGACGACGGAAGATTCCGTAAGTCCGAGGAAGCAAGAGAAGCATTTCTTTCCTCCGAAGCATATTCGGAGCTGTTTTTCAGTTTCTTTGAAGAAGAGAAACTCGTTCAGTTCATTAATGGTGTAATGCCTAAGGAACTGATGGCGGAAGTGAATAAGAAGTATCCTGGTGGAATTGAAAATCCTAGCAAAGTAATTGCTGACATCAAGCAGGAGAAAGAGAATGCCGCTAAAGATAACAATTCAGCCAATTGATCTGTGGGATGAGAAAACAGAATCCTTCATTTCTATCAAGAACCCTGTAACACTTTCATTGGAGCACTCATTGGTATCTATGTCAAAATGGGAGGCTAAATGGAAAAAGCCGTTTCTCTCAAACAGACAAATGTCTAATGAAGAAATGTTAGATTACATTAGATGTATGACTTTGACTCAAAACGTCAATCCGAATGTTTATTATGGTTTAAGAGAGGACAATCTTAAAGCGATAAGTGATTATTTGGAAGATCCAATGACGGCTACCACATTCAATGATGGTAGAACAGCATCTAATAGTTACAGAAATAGAAGGATAACATCTGAAGAAATTTATTACCTTATGTTTTCTAATAATATTCCATTAGATTTTCAGAAATGGCATTTAAACAGGCTCTTGACTCTTATAAAGGTATTTGGAACAAAGAATACCCCGCCTAAGAAGATGAGCAAGAGCGAAATGATTTCAAATTATGCGGCAATTAATAGAGCTAATAAAGCGAAATTCCACACAAAGGGATAAGAAGATACATTTATAGGGCCTTTCATTTAATTTGAAGGGCCCTTTGTTTTTGAAAGGAGACAGTCATGAAGACATCACAAACCGGAATTGACATGATTAAGAAGTATGAAGGAATAAGACTCGAGGCCTACAAACCAGTGGCATCAGAAGAATTTTATACCATTGGTTATGGTCATTATGGTTCAGATGTAACCAAAGGCATGACTATTTCCAAAAAGAAAGCGGACGAACTTCTTGCTCAGGATATTAAGAAGTTTGAAAAATATGTTGATGTTCTTCCTAATAAGTTTAATCAGAACCAGTTTGATGCATTAGTTAGTTTTGCTTTTAATCTTGGACCTAAAAATCTGAAGAAACTTTGCAATGGACGTTCGATCGAGGAAATTGGTGACAAGATCACTTTATATACAAAAGCCAATGGTAAAACACTTAACGGCTTGGTTCGTAGAAGAAAAGAAGAGCAGGCTCTTTATAAGAAACCTGTTTCTGCAATTCAAAATGACAAGGTTGAGCCTGTTGTAGAAGAAAAACAGGTAGACGTTAAAGAAGAGCCAAAAGTAGAGTCCAAAGACTTTAAAGTAAAAGTTTCTATTAAGAACCTTAACATTAGAAAAGGCCCTGGAACAAACTACGAAAGAACTGGAGAATTCACTGGCCCTGGAGTATTTACTATTGTAGAGAAGAAAGATGGACGCGGTTCCTCAGTAGGCTGGGGCAAACTCAAATCTGGTAAAGGCTGGATCAGCCTCTATTTTTGTGAGGAGTTGAAATGATTACCTTTAAACAAAAAGGAGATTTCTCAAACACAATAGGATTTCTTGAAAGCTGTAAACACATGCTTGGAGTTAGTAAACTGGATGAATACGGAAGGCAAGGGGTTGCTGCGTTGGCAGCTAATACGCCAATTAGAACCGGATTAACTGCGGCATCTTGGCATTATAAGATTGAGAAAAATAGTCAAGGGCCTTGTATTTATTGGTATAACACAAATGTTCAAAATGGACAAAACATAGCAATTATTCTTCAGTATGGATATACAACCAGATCTGGAAAGTATGTTGCTGGAAGAGATTACATAAACCCGGCTATTCAGCCAGTTTTTGATGCTATAGCAAACGGCACCATTTAATGGAAGAGGTGATAACATGGCAAAGCAAGTCGATCAAAGAGTTGTTCAAATGCAATTTGACAATCAGAAATTTGAGCAAGGTGTTCAAACAACTCTGAAGTCGATAAATAAACTTGATCAGACTCTTAACACATTAAATAGTGTCAGTTTAAAAGGATTTGAGAAATTAGGAGATTTTGCTAATAAAATAGATTTCAGCGGTTTGGGAAATGCTATTGATACTGTATCAAACAGAATGTCTTCGATGGGTGTCGTTGGAGCAACCGTATTAAGCAACCTTACTACAGGTGCTATGAATGCCGCTAAAAGTTTGGCCAACATGACTATTGGTCAAATTACAACTGGCGGTAAGAATAGAGCTCTGAATTTGGAGCAAGCAAAATTCCAGTTGGAAGGTCTTGGCGTAGCTTGGGATGAAATATCTCCAAATATTAATGCAGCGGTAGAAGATACCGCATATGGCTTGGACGCAGCTGCTAAAGTTGCCTCTCAGTTAGTAGCTTCGAATATTAAAGTCGGAGATGACATGGAGAAGGCATTAACGGCTGTATCTGGTGTAGCCGCAATGACTAATAGTAGCTATGAGGATATTGGTCGTATATTTACAACAGTTGCCGGTAATGGCCGTTTGATGGGCGATCAGCTTCAGCAGTTATCAGGTAGAGGTTTGAACGTTGCGGCATCCCTTGCAAAGGCTATGGGTAAGTCAGAGCAAGAGATTCGTGAGATGGTTTCGAAAGGAAAGATTGATTTCCAAACTTTCTCGGAAGCAATGTATGACGCATTTGCTGCACATGCTAAAGAAGCGAATAATACATTTACTGGTTCATTGTCAAACATGAAAGCGGCTCTTTCCAGAGTTGGCGCTGCTTTTTATGAGCCTGGATTGAAACACGCAAGAGACATCTTTAATTCGATTACAGTCGCTGTAAAGCAATTTAAAAAGTCAATGGAACAATTTGGTATTGTTCAAGATGTCGATAATATCATGATTGGCATCACTAAGCATCTAACCGAATTCTTCAATTCACTTGGCGGAGAATCTCCCAAACTCAATCAGTATATTGGAGGAGTGTTACAAACAGCTCATAATGTGCTAGGGACCATTGGAAATATGGTAAACAATGGTTCGCTTCTTCAAGGACTTAAAAATATTGGAGAGGTATTAAAGATTGCTTTTGGCGGAATTAAAGCCGCTTTTGCAGGAATAAAAGAAGTATTCCCGATCGATATTGTTCATGAAGTAATACACTATGTTGAGGTTCTTAAAGAGAGACTCGAGGGCGTCGGAGATCTTCAATTCACTTATAATAGAATTCAAAATACCTTTAAAGGAATCGCTTCCCTATTAAAGGCTGTTCTTAAAATAATCGGTGCTATCTGGCAAATGGTAAGGCCGGTGTTTGGTAAAATTGGTTCTCTTCTTGGAGATCTTTTGGTGAAGACTTCCGAATGGGGACAAGAAATTTCAAAATGGCAAGAAAGTTTCAAACCTTATGAAAAATGGGGTAATAAGTTAGCACAACTTGGACCAAAATTTGAGAACTTAAAAACGTCGTTTAATAATTCCATGAAAAGTATTAACGACACATTTAAAAAGAATTTTGGAAAAGATATACCGGATACGCTCAAGTCGATTAAAGATAAATTTCTTGGTTTGTTTAAAGGCGATAAGAAAAATGAAGATAGCATTAAACAGACGATTGACTGGTTTGGATTACTTGAAGCGGTAATAGGCAAAATAGCTCAAGGGATGCAAATCCTCATCAATCTTGCTGGAACACTCTATAACGTATTTAGCGGAGATTTTAATCTTTTTGAGAAGGTTGGAAATTTATGGCAAAACCTTATTGGAGGATTTAATGCCTTTATAGCGTTTCTTAAAGGTGGAGACGTTAGTGAGGTATTTGAGAAAGAGCTTTCACCTGGTTTAGCTGAATTTCTTACTGATGCAAGAGATGTATTTAATAATTTTAAGCAGATTGTTAAAGATGCTTTTGCAGCTTTTAAACCAGTTATAAAAACATTTGTCGAAGGATTAAAGAATCTTAAATTTGGAGACATAATGAAAGCTGGCGGAATAGCTGCTGGTATTGTTGGTTTAAAAACAATCATTGGCTATATTATTGATTATCGCAAGCAAACAAAAATGCTTAGGGATCTCAAAGAAGGTGGCATAGCTGGCCTTCTTAAAGAACAAGCAGATAGACTAACAAGTCCGTTTAAGTCGATTAGTGATTTCTTTGAAACAATGAAGAAATCATTTGACAAAACAACTGCAGATAAACAGTTATTGAATTTAGCCAAGGCAATTGGAATCCTTGCGATATCGATGCTGATTTTAGCATCCATTGATCCGGATAAAGTATCGCAATCCATAGTAGCTATGACAGCGTTATTGGCTGAGACACTCGGATCTTTGTATATTTTGGATAAGTATATTAGTAAAGATGGCGGGGATATGGATAGCCTTGCTAGGGTTATGCTAGTCCTTGCTATATCAGTAGGAATACTGGCGTCTGCATTAAAGAAACTTTCCAGAATAGATACTGATAAAATGGGTCAGGCGTTGATAGCTTTGACTGTTATATTTGCAGAATTGGCTGGAACGTTATGGTTCCTTAATAAGTATGTAGTGTGGATACCGGAAGTATCAAAAGCATTGATTGCTTTAGGCGTAGCAATTCGGCTTATTGCAGGAGCTATGAATGTATTCGCTAAGATGGATACAGCTGGACTTATTAAAGGTATTGTCGGTGTTGGAGCAATATTAGCTGAAATTTTAACATTTGCGTTTGGATTAAAAGAACTTAAGTTGATGAAAAC